TCGTAAGCAGTGGCTTGTGCTTTTTGCTGCTGCTTTTGTTCTTCTTGTACCGCCTCGGTACGTGGCTTCGCTCCTCGTGCAATAGCCTCTTGATGCTTCCGGAGAATAGTTCCTCCAGTCTTGTGTTGTGTTGCACCATTTCCGCCATGCTTTTGGCACTCAGAACCACCACCAAACGGGCATTCTGAATACTTTATGTTTCCACCGCCACCGCCACCAGGTGGTGCAGGCGGCTTTGGCGGCGTGGCAGGGTTGCTAGAAGGCCTTCCAGGACCTGCCACGTTGCCAGGAGCTGCTGCTCCAGGCTGGGACGGGATCCCACGTTCGACCCGCTGCGAAGGTGCGCCCTTAGGCTTAACCGTAGACGAAATTCCGCCGCTTACGCCGCTGCGTGCTTTTTGGATATAGTCTTCAAACAAAGACTTTTGCAGCAGAGAAAGCTTGCCTGCAGACCATCCATATCCAGGCGGGATGTAGACTAGCTGGCATCCACATGACGGATGAAGCGGAGGAAGTGTGGTCTTCCAATGAAGATGTTTGCCTGCTTTTTTGGTGTGAGAAGCAGTGTCATTGCTACCAGCTGCCAATAAGTCAGCAAGCTTGAAAACCTTAGGACTTCCACTGGAGTCTAGATAGTGGTCAGTACAGTCTGCACAACATTGTGGAGCAGGAACTACGCTTACAAGAGAGTCAGCTCCAGCACTGTGCTGGTAAACATCTATCTTGTTGACTATGGCCTGCGCGTGACCTGCGATCTTGGCCCTGTGTAGCTCTGTTTGGGCTACTCTCTTCCAATTCTTCTTTGGACCAGTTTGAAGCTTTGCTGCTAGCGAAGATGCGACCTCTTGTGAAGTCTTCTTCTGGAGCAGCCCCAGTTCTATCTCGTTGGCAACAATGTCCCGAACAGTAGCTTCAGTAATAACTGTGCCGAGAGAAGCCGCTAGAGAATCGAATACGCCGTTGCCTATCTCGGTAGCTAGATTCTTGAGGTATGAGCCAGCCTTCAATCTAGCTTGTTCAATTACTAGCTCTTCCAGAGGAGACAGTGTCAAGCGCTCTGTCTCATTTACTGCGGCTTCGTAGGAAACTTGTTTGTATTCGGCACGCTTTAGCAGTGCTTTCATTCTGCCAAGAACGTAAGAACGATTAACCAAATCCAAGGATTTACCCATAGGGAGCCGACCATACTGTTCAAGCTCCTTTATTTCTTCCTTGGTTAGCGCAGACTCTCCCAGAGTGGCGTAGACAAGCCAGTTTGAATGAAGCTTAACAACTCTACTAAGCTCCCTTATCTTCTTGGGAATTGCCATATGCTATTTCGTGGATCATTCGCTCTCGTCAGCTCGATCCATCTGAGCTTTTATCTTTTCTGCCCAGGCTTTTCCTGGGTCGCCACCCCAGAGCAGCCATGCGACAAATCCCTTGTCATTCCATGGCTCACTCTTGTTTTCAGGTGAAACGCTCTTATTCTTCGCATGTCTTGAGAAAAACGCAACCATTTTCGATATGGTCTCTGGCGTTACTGCATCTCTGTTCTTCAAGTTGACCGCACGCTGCACGCCCGAACCTATGCCCTCTTTGCTAGCCTGCTCGGGTGTTAACCCTCCACGGTTTGAAGGGCTTGCCTTCTTCCTGTACTCAAGCCCCCTTGCTGCTGCGGCGGCAACAGACTCAGGTGGCTTGAAGTTTATGTGCCCGTACTTGGCGGCTGACTTCTGTAACGTCTCTTGCAGGCGTCCTATTGCATCGTGAAATAGATTCAGGCTCTTTTGGGTGTGCTCTCTTCTTGCGTCTTTTGCTGCTTCCGTGTTTTCAACAAACTGATTGCCCTTTTTTGAGCCCTCAAGCTTTTTCTTGTTTGTTGCTTCTTTTTCTTTAGCGGAAAGTTCTTTCCAAGCCTTCTCTGGAAGATACCTACGCATAGACCCATCGGACCTCTCCGCAGGCTTACCGTCTGAAGTGGTCCATTTCTCATCTGTCCACTTAGACAGTGATCTTTGCTTTTTCGTACGCGGACCCTTGTACCCGCCACCTGCAGCTTCGTACTTCTGTGCTAGCAGCTGTGCTTTACGAGCAGACCACTGTCCGGGCTTGCCACCATCTGATCCGGCCATTACTTGTCGCTTTATCTTTTCGCGAAGCTCTGGCTTTGTGTACGTGTTATTGCTTTTTTGCGTATCTTCGTCTTCGTCGTCTTCATCGTCTTCGTCGTCTTCGTCGTCTTCATCGTCTTCATCTTCCGCTACTTCGACCTTAGCCTTCTCTAGATACGACTTGATTACACCAAGAGGCTCTTGTGGATCCTGTCTTGGAGTACCGTGCTTTGGATTCTTACGCTCTAGACTCTCTGCGTACGACCCTTTAGCCAAATCTGCGCGAAGGGTCAACGCAGGGTCTGCTGGCCTTAAAGCGGTGTGGCCTGTTCGCGTAGGGGGCGTACCGTCCTCCAGGCGCTGCCGTTGCATGGGGGATAGCCCCTTTACTACGGTCTCATGTTCCACCATTACAAAAAGAGGGTTAACAGCCGCAGGGCGTAGAGGCTTTGGTGACCAGTTGCTCATATCAGTCTTCCTTATCTAACAAGATTCTAGACACTTCATCTTGTAGGCTGTTAGCCATGACATCGAACATAGCATCTATTTGCCGAAATATTTCTTGCTCCGCAGGGTTTTCTGCAACGATTTCGCTAGTTTGAGCTTCCGCCAACTTCTGCAACCCTAGGCCAACACTCTTAAGCTGACTAGGATTTAGATTCGTACGAATCTTCATCAAGACCTCGTCTGGGCTCTGCCGGGATCACCGCCACCGCCAATGCCAGCATTGTAGCTCATCTCTGCCGTCAGGTGGTCAGCTACTAGCTGATGAACGAGCGCACACTCCCAAGGTACCAACCGCAGCTGAACAGAGGTAAGGGAAGCGGCCAGTCGCGAATCCACGAAGGGAAACATCAGGGGGAACAAACATCCGAGTATGAGCTTTTCAAGTTCAGTTAAGTCCCCTTTGTCCTTTACCTTGTGAATTATATCCACTACCACGTGCTTGGCATTGTCTAAATCCAAGTCGCCATTTGGGTATCTACGGAATACTTCGTTACCGTTGACGCGACCCATAGGTGCCCGGTATTGCTGTTCGATCGTAGACGCCTCGACCGCAGTTTCTGTTGGCACGTAGTCTGTGCCTTCTCCGGGTCGTCCTCCCGATAAAACTTCACCCATACTCTTAAGTAGCTCGGAATTGCCCTCTAAAAAGCGTACTGGATACCTTGGAAAATGCGACATGTTCAAATCCTCACATACAATGCAAAGCTTTTCTTAGTAGTAGCTAGGAGACCAGGTTCTTTGGATGCAGGCTGGTCCACAACCAGTCTTCCTTGCTTTTCCGAGCTTTCCTTGTGCTCCTTCTTAACTTTACGCTCCAGCTTTTTAGCTTCTTTAGACCTTCCCTTACGGCTTAGGTAAGTTTGATAGTCTTCCTCGGTAGCGAAGTAACGGTACATAGGAGACCCGTCTTTTTCGTAACCAATCTGTACTCGCGCAGCATATTTGCCTCCTCGATGCTCGAAGCGACCTTTAGCCGACACGGGTTTTCCCGAGTCAGCTCCGCTGCTAGGCTTTCCGTCCTCCTCTGACTTAGAAAGCAACTCTGCGCGCAAATATAACATGAATCACCTTCTCCAGATTGGTGTTGCTTCTCGGTTCTGACTCCGGATAGCATCACAACGAGGGCAATCACTCAGGCTTTTGTGTGTATAGCCGCAAGAGTTACAAGACGTCATGAAATCTGGAGAAGTAGGAGAAGCGGACTGGAAAGGTGCGGCGACTCGTACGGTTGGTGCAATAGGCTCTTCAAACGGCCTGTTTCTGTGCAGTGCCTGAGCTACCTGCGGACCAAATAGTGTGACTTCCGTGACCTCCTCGCCTGAATCCACAGGCAAAGAAGTGTTCTTTTGTCTTGGAGCAAATGCTGTCAACATCCTGCTCGTCAAGCTCTTCAAAATCTCAATAGTTTCAGCCGATTTTGACACAGAGGTTCCTCCGCAATTCTTACAGACGTCATCAGAAGTATGGCTGCAGGAAGACTTGTGGGTCTCCCACTCTCTCGCCATTTCGGGCTCATTAGCCCACATCCAGCGCCGCTGCTTCTCACTAGCAAAAGGCATACGCTGAATAGTAGCAGATACATCACGTAGATACAAGTGTTTGATTAATTCTCCCCTATGGGTCTTTAGCTTCTCCTTGAATTGATCCAAGGTCAGCTCTTTCATATCACCAAAGAACCTGGGGTCGTTAAAGTGCTGTAAATATGCAGCTTTTGCAGATTTGGCGTTGTCAAATCCCAGCATTACCTTTTGTTCATCTATCTTTCTGAACTCAGGTCTAGTCATTTGTGTAATCACAAACACTTTTGTGGACGTTTTATTCTCCCCGACAAACACATCAACCGCATCATTATCCAAGCCAAGAGTTCCTTGAACGTACCCATATGGATACTTCATCTTTGTAGTTCCGTGCTCTCCAGAAGCTGGGTCGTACCAGTGTCGAACGGTTCCTTTTCTGTTTTCTATAGCTATGGACAGACCTTGAAAGTCGATGCGGTCCTGAAGCTCTCTGCTGGACTTCTCAAGGTACAAATATGTCATTTTGAGCCCCGGTAGATGTCTATCCAAGACTCTGATTCGTCTTCGAGGTTTATCTCAAGTACCTTAAGAGACTTTGTGAAGCTGTCAGCATACTGGGGACCTTGATTGTTTTGTTGCTTTTCGGGAGAAGGCTCATTGCCGCTCTGCGCTTGTGGCGCTTCTTCTTCAGTTGGGGGAGGTGCAGCAGGCGCTGCGCTGGACGCAGCCAGCTGTTGCTGCTGCATTAGCAACTGCTTTCGTTGTTGCTGTGCAGTAGTATACGTTGGGTTAAGAATTATGTCACCGTCAGGAACATCAGGAAGGTCTTCAGCCCTTCTGATTTCGTTCAGGGTCATATACGTGCTTACTTGTTCCTTGCGAAGCTCGTGCTTCTCCTGCTCCGTAAGTTCATCTAGCCCCATGAAGTCGAACATGAAATGGTCGTCGATCTTCGAAACTACATGATTGTTGATTAGCTTTGCTATGAAGCGAAGCATGGGCTTTAGGCCACGATCACGACTGGCCTTTAACTTCCATTCTTGTGAAGACTCAAATAGAGGTGTTTGCTGAACTCCTCCATGCATGTCGAAGTTTAGCTCTGCTGGGTCTATTAGGAAAACAGCGCAAGTCAGCTTAAGTAGATACTCCATCCACTGACCGTACTCCATTTCTTGATTCGAAGGATGTAGGTTGATCCAATCCACTCCTTGTTCCGTCTGCAGAATTGGTGTGCGCCAAGAATTTTCTGTGCCTTCAAGATTGGCTCTCCATTGACGTCGGAAAGCCTCAAGCTGGTCAGGAGTTAAGTTGTCTCCCTTGAAGTTAAGTATGCCCTTAGGTGCAGACCCTTGCATGAAGAACCTTCGATTGTATTCCTCTGCGTACAAATGAGCAGTAATCGTAGTTACTAGCTGCTCAAGCTCTCCGTAGCCGTAACCCTGAATGTAGATATCGCTTCTTGGGTTTCTTACACCCCAAGCTAGTTCGTTGTACGTATATGTGTTACGTATTTGTCCGTTTATGATTTGCACATATGAAGGTACGTCTTGGGTTTCTGGATTTCTAACCTGAAGGGTCTTGTACGGTGACGCTTGATTAGCGGCTGGACTAATTCCTGTGTATAGGTTGTTGTTCAGCCTATTTGCCGTGGAAAAAGACATGTCTAAGTTGTTGGCTGCCAGCCGAATAGTAGACGCGTCAATAGCTAGGAATTCGTAAGGCTGCCCTTTGCGATCTGGTACAATTTCGAAACAATTGTGAGACACGTAACCATTAGCTATATAGCTGTGCGTGTCCTCTACTTCCATGTTGTAGACTGGGTGACTCTCGACCGCTTCCGTTGTGACGTCGTCAACTCTTATGTAAAAATAAGAATCATCAAACAGATCGTGCGTAAATGGGCTAAATGAAGAATGGCAAGTAGTAGGAAGTTTAACCTTGGGGTAGGTTAGGTACATATCAACTGTTACGTCACCTGCAGGAATCCACTCAGGCTTATGGTCAACGTGCTGTTGCGCTAAGTGTGCCTGCTTGTTGGTTAGCACCAACAAAGGATGGTTACTTGTGGCAGTGACAGCAACGCCCCTAGATTTGATTGTACACAGATTTCCAGTAAACAATCGCTGTGTAGGGTGTAATACCTTGTGGGGATTTCCGTCGTGCGAGATTACGATGTCTCCTACCTCTATGTCCTCAATGGACTTGGTCGTACCGTCAGCAAGTGTTACTTGCGTACCAGCTACGTGGCAAGCCTGGTCAAACATGAGAGAGTCTCTGACCAGCTTCTTTAGAAATGTTTCGAAATCATCTCTTATGATTGCACTGTGCGGATTCGGATCAGGTGCCCCGCACTGATAGATGAAGGATTCCAAGCTCTGTATGAACTCGCGTTCACCCTTCGTGGTTAGGCGCGCAGGATTCTTGTGCTTGATGGCGAAGCCAAGAGACTTAGTCATCCTAAACGGAACAGCGAAAGAGGCTACTTGATTACACCTAGTCTGTATGATTGCAGCAATCAAAGAAAGCTGCGTGGGTATACGCTTTAACGTTTCGTAGGTAAGTGAATACCTACGATCCTTGTAACCCATCGCGAACTGGACGGACAGTGGGTCGAATACAAGCGAACGAGGACCTTGCTTAGCTTTTGCTGGGTCAAGCTTAGATTTCACTATCTCATCGTGAACCACAGCAGGTATCATGCTGGTGGCGTCTCTCCACTCAGACACCTTCTCTACCCATTGCGTGTAGTCAGGAAGCGAAGTCATTTAACCACCAATTTGTGTATCGAAGACATGAGCCTAGTATGCAGCCATTCGTTAAACCTGGCACGTTCGTAGCCAGAAATTCTGACATAACCCTTCATCACATCTTCCACAGAATTGCCTTTAACCACAGTCAGGTACTCAACCTCCCGTTCATTTGGCATATAGTAGGCTAGCTGTTCGTGTAAATCACCTGAAAGAGATTTCAGTATCTCCAGTGCCTTGTTAGTGTCTTTAACTTCTTCTTTTCTAACTACTATTCCACGTTCCTGTGCAATCTGTGAGTCTTTCTCTCGGTCCTTCTCTAACTCGGCATCTAGTGACTCTGGATCTCCTTGCTCTGCCTTGCGCCATTTGCGTCCAACATCCGGGTCATCCGGAGACGCGTCACCACCCAGAGCACCAGAACTGTGCCTGGTGAACGACTCTTCGTAAGAACGCGCTGCTCTGGCTCCTGTAACAGAGTCAGTACCTGTAGAAGGTATTTGTACAGCTTTGTTCAAATCTAGATACAGATTCATGCAGCGACTCCTGCCACCTATCTAAGGAAAATGCGTTGACCTGCCTGCTTTTGCGATTTACTTACTTCTTTTGTAGGCTCATCCGCTGGTTCGTCCTCGTCGTCTGACTGTGCGTCAATTGCCTCTTCCTCAGATTCAGCAGCTTGTTCATCCATATCTCCGACATTTGGTACGGATGGAGATTTGTATCTTGGTTCTATATTACCTACGCCGTGCAATAACGAATGCCCTGAAGCTATAGCACCAGTAATCCCATAGTTTACTGTTTGTTGACCCAGTTGGCCAGCCCCGCGCTCAGATACTGCGGCTTGTGCCATTCCTGCGGATCCTGCGTAGCCCGAAGACGCAGCATCCAGCAGGTCACGGAACAACGAACTGCTTGCTGTTCTGTTGGGCGGCTCGCCACCTCCACCGCCTGCATCCCCACCATCTTCCTCAGACTCTGAGTAAGGCTTTTTCATGTCACCAGCCATCTTCTCTAGCTCTTTCAAAGCTTTAGATTGCGCAGCGCTGGGCACCTTATCCGTGTTTGTATGCTCTTCAAGAGCACCTAGCATTCTTCTTGCTTTTTCTTTTTCAGAATCAGAGAGGTTAGGATTGTTGTCCAAATGAGACTGTACGCTGTCCCTCAACGTTTCAGCGCGGCCCTTGTGGTCGTGCATTTTAGCGTGGTCTAGTTCGGACTCAGGCTCATTGGGTTGAGCAGCTTGCTCCTTAGCCTCAGCCTTGGCTTCTCCAGCTTGCTCCTTAGCCTCAGCCTTGGCTTCTCCAGCTTGCTCCTTAGCCTCAGCCTTGGCTTCTCCAGCTTGCTCCTTAGCCTCAGCCTTGGCTTCTCCAGCTTGCTTCTTAGCCTCAGCTTTGGCTTCTCCAGCTTGCTTCTTAGCCTCAGCTTTGGCTTCTCCAGCTTGCTTCTTAGCCTCAGCCTTGGCTTCTCCAGCTTGCTTCTTAGCCTCAGCCTTGGCTTCCTTTTGTTTCTTCTTCTCAACTAGGTCGTCCAGTTCAGCTATACCAGGAGTTCGATATGATTCATGCACGCCAAGTTCTTTGGCTGCTTTCTCTGCTTCGGAAAGCTCCGCTTTATGTGCAGCGGTTGGTACGTGCTTCAGGTCGGAGTGAAACATGCTGATAGCATGGGCACGTTCAGCTCTTTTCCTGTCCTTGTCTGATAGCTCGGTGTTGTTATCCAAGTGGGACTTAATAGCTTCTGCTAAGTCCTTCGCTCTGTCAGTATGCGTTTCGTGCCTAAGCTTTTCTGCTTCGGTTTCTGGTTCCTTTTGAGGTTTCTGCTTCTTTTGCTTCAGCTTCTCTGCTAGCTTCTTAGCTTTATCCCCAGTCTCTGCGTTCTTTTCTTTGGCCTCAGAGGAGGGTGTAGACGCGGAAGATACTTCTTCTGCAGGTTTTGCCGGTTCTTCGGCAGGTGGAGCATTGACCTTTTCGTGGATAGAGTAGTGGCGACCTGCCAAGTCTGACATGCCTTCAGCTTTTAATTGGTCTGCTAGTTCCTTGTGCTGCTCGGAGGTCCAACCATCCGTACGCTTTATTGCCAGGTTTTCATGCTTGTCAGACTCTTCTGTGTCACCAAGTTCTTTGGCCACCTGAGCAAGCCTGTAGTGGTCCATAGGCTTACTATCTGCAGGTGCATTTTCAGCCGAGAGGGGATTTGGTGTGTCCTGCCTGCGTCGTGAGGGGTCAGGAGCAGTTCTAGCTACAGCAGGCATCTCCTGCGTGTCAGCAGTGCCTATGTCTTCTTTTTTGGGTTCGTCATCCTCGTCTAGATTCAGAGTCTTGGGCAAAGAGCTAGACGGAGCCAACAAGGAGGGTTTGCCCTCTGTAGCAGGCATCTCCTGCGTATCGGCAGTGCCTATATCTTCTTCTTTTGGCCCAGTAGCTTTCTTCTTGGCCCGAGAACTAATCGCGCTCAGCTGCTTATTCCTCAATGAGGAACCTTCTCCCACGCCTCCAATACCTTCGGCTTCTGGCTTTTCTGCTTTTGGTTCTTTCGCAGCGGTCTTGCTTGCCATGGCTTCTTGGTGGAGCTGCATTTCTTTGCCGCCAACTTTGTGCCTAGGCGCACCATTTCCGCCATGCTTTTGGCACTCAGAACCACCGCCAAACGGACAATCTGTAAACTTTAGATTTCCACCAGCAGCGCCAGGAGCCTTAGAAGAGCCAGGAGCTTTAGGAGCACCAGCAGCGCCAGGAGCTTTAGGAGCACCAGCAGCGCCAGGAGCTTTAGGAGCACCAGCAGCGCCAGGAGCTTTAGGAGCACCAGCAGACGCTGGTGCCCCCGAAGTCTTAGGCGCCAAGTTAATCTTGACAGCCTTGTACAAGTCACCAAAAGACTTGTTCATGTCGTGCAGGAACAGATTCATCCTGCGCCTTCCTCCGAAAAGTCAAATACTGGCTTTGCATTAACTCCAACAGAAGCGGTGCCACGCAAGAAGTTGTCAGCGGCTTCTGCGCTTCTAGCCAAACCACCTGTGCTGTTGCTTCGATCTCCTCGAAGAGCGGCTATCTGCTCAGCGGCTCTACGGCTCTTTGCCCTTCTGGAAACACCAACAGGGGAACCGACGATGCTGTGCTTCTCAGCAGCGGTGATTGGACGTAGGTCGGAAGGGTCAACAGTTGCCACGGTCTCTGCTGGTGCCACTTCCTCTAGATGTGCAGAATACTTGGCATCCTGAGTCACGTATAGCTCCATACGTAATACTCCTGAAGAAAGCCTATGTGCGTGTCCGGCTGCCACCAACACCTCATCGCCAGGAGCTAAAGGTCGGGTAAGCAGGGAGCCGTCATCATTTACTTGTTGATAATACCCAGATCCGGAAACAACTCTGTAGATTCTTACCTTCTTCTGGTGAGTCCACGTAGGTGTTATCGTGTTAGGCATCAACACCATGTGTAGTGTTTCGAATGTTTTCTGAGTAACACCAGTCACGAAGAAGCCATAGTCTGTCTGCGTGCGGTCACCAACAACCAAGAATGGATCCTGCTTTTCAGCAACAATCTGAGAGTGCTTGCGAATCTTAGTAGGATCTATTTGTGGCCTCTTGCGTTCCAAGCGATTCATATAGTCTCCTTCTTCTTCTCGTTGAATACCTTACGCTGGTCTGTTAGCCAGATTTGGTAGTTTTTAGAAACGCAGTGGCACACAAGAGGCGCTTTTTGTCCGCCTGGTCTAGTCAATTCCCCAATGATACCACGTCCGTAGCACTTTGTACAACTGCGTGAAGCCCAAAAGCCAGGAGAATTGGAAGGAGTGTTACTTCTTACATACTCCAGGAACTCCTCTCGGTCTGCTTCGTATTTAGCCCTAACTCTCTCAGCTACTTCGGGTGGTAAGTTTTTGAATAGATTTGAGATAGAGTCTTCCACGACCTGTGGGTTCTTGTTCATGGAAACACCTCCCCTTCCTCCTCAAGAATCTTACGTAAGGTAGAATCATACCACTTATCCATGTAGCTCTTAAATGGCCACATAAACAGATAGTTTGCAGATGTAAACTGCTCTACTATTCTTGCTTTCTCTGAAATGGCAACTCTCGCACCGTACAATCGGACTAGTGCCCTGATTGTCTGTGCGTACCCTGCCATTTCTATTTTCGCTCTACACCAAGCCAGCCCTATTGGAAGTGGCAAGAATAGGTAAGCAAAGCTTACAAGCACAAAACCGACCCAGACATTTCCAAAGCCTGCTGATCTGTACTGCTTTATGTGCTCTAGCTCATGCAACAGTACTTCATACTTCTCCGCACTTGACAGTGCGTCCCAGGGCACTGCTGTGCCAATCCTATTTCCAAAAGTGGTGAAGAAGGAGTTCATGAAGTCCACATTACCGAATGTGATCACATGAAGCAGCTTCCCAATAGCTCTCCAATACCATTTATCTACCTTATTCTCGATCACAACCCCGTATTCTTGGGTGGCTACCTGCATCAGCTCTTCGTACAGCTCATCATGTGTTTGCGTGTTTCGCATACTTCACCTACTTCTTTGTCTGGGTTTAACGGTTGTCGTAGGAGACCTGCCTGTGTGCACAAGAGACCGAGCATGAACCGTGCTACGTCTAAGCGTCTTTTGTCTCTCAATTCTAGCCCTGTGCTCAGCCTCCCAAGACGCCCTGGCCTGTGAACAATCACAAAGCTGTAGCATTCCTGTGGGTACTTCGCCGCTAAAATCAATCTGTGGCTTGGTTTCTTTAGCGCAATACTGGCATTTGAACGCGGGCAAGTTGCTCATCACTTACTCCGTCTAGTGCCATTACTGGCAGTTCGATTCTCTGTTGTAGGTTGATTGGACCTTGGCTTGTAGTTCACTTTTCTAGACAAGAAGATGTCTTTGTGTTGCACTTCTCCATTTGGGAACCTTAGTTCAAGCCTGAACGAGGAACCTATAGCAACAGTTTCCTTCATAGTGAAGATACGCTGACCGTTAACGTAAACAAACCCTGCTTTGAGATAGTTTTTGCTTTCACGGACGGAGGAA